TACAATGCACGGAACAAAATTTCAAAGGATTTATCAGTTCCTTTTGATGTATAGAAGTCTTTTGACTGTTTTATGAATATTCTTTGATCTACACCAGCATCTAACTGTCTTTCTTCAAATCCTGGCGTAATTTGACTCTTTACATTCGCAAAAAACTCTTTTAGGAATAAAATACTTAGATTATCAACTGTCGCATTTTGAGAATGAGTCGATATTTGAGATTCTTTGAAAACTAACTCATCAGGACTGTTAGGACTCCTAAAAGATGTAATTCCACTAAATCCCCTAGAGCATCCAGTAAAGGTATTGGTTGTTATTCCACTATATGTTATAATTTCAGAATCAATCTTAATCAAGCCATAAGATTCTGGAAATCCACTCGTCGAATCAACAGAAATAGTACTATCAACAAAACTAACATCCGAAGTCAATGTAGTAGAGTCTACAAGATTTGTCAATTCATCAATTTTGACATATTTGTCAATATTCTTAAAAAGATCTAAAGTCAATCCCTGACTTTCCATAGATCTATAATATTCAGTCAAAAATTCCCCAACAAGTGGGTAATCTTCTCTTACATAATCAGGCAGTTGATTGGATACAACTGAACTAATCTTAACTCTAGTATCTGCCATTTATATTGGTTAGTACGAGGGAGTGGATGTTGTAGAATCTCCTAAAACACTATATGTGGGTAAAGATGTAACATCGATACCATCACCAGGAGCAATTCTTGCTATGTTACCATTCATATAGCTAGGTGTAGATTTATATAAGGTTCCTGAAGGATTAGATCCTGAAGAAATATCATCCGTTAACATATTTAACGTACTACTATTAATATCTAGTTGCAAATAAAGATCCTGTAATCCAATAACATCATTTGAACGAGGACAAACCGATAATTCAATAATTGGTTGCCCCTGAAGTGTTTTAGAGGTGCTTACAAGGTTAATTGCATCTATCATGATCTCACCTTTATGATAATCAACCGTTCCAACGTTTCTAACAACAATTTGAGGTTGAGTTTGAGAATTTAATTTAAATAAGAATAAAGATCCTTTGTGCATATCAGCATTTGGAACATCACTTATGTAAAGTGTCTCACTTACTCCAAAAATTTTAAATCCAGATGACTTAATGTTATAAGAATTTGCATTTTTGATGTAAAATGGGTTTCCAAAGCAAACTTCATACTCAGCAACCTGATTTAACCGTGCTTTAAGGTCTCTTCTCATTGCAACAGTCGTAATATTGGAAGTAACAGACTGATGACTGTTATCAATCAAGGTTTGGAACTTACTATACTTGAATTTTGCACCATATTTGTTCATTTCACTTGATTGTGCATAATCAGTGATGTTATTTGAGATAAGTGTCTTCACAAAATCAGCACTTGGTGCTAAATTTGCATTATAATATGCAGTTATGTCAGTCTCAACGTAGAGATACTTGAGATCAAGGATTTCGGGTACAATTCCTGCTACAGAATAGCTTCTTAACTTGTCTTTTAGGTTATCTTTGATTGAGTTGGGTACAAATGGACCATAAAATGGTTTAATTGTAATAAAAACCTTCCCATATTGTGGTGGTTCTAGTTCTTCACCACCAAAAACCGATACAGATTGAGTTTCTGGGTAAATTTTAGGTATAAGTGCTTCATAATCTGCTGCAGTCACTGCTCTATTCTGTGTAGAGTAGATTCTAGGAGCATAACTCTTGATAGAATCAATAGATTCTATTTCTTTACCTCCTTCAGAAGCTTGTGTCGTACTAAGAAGTGAAATTCCGTTACTTACAAGGTTATTATTGTTATCTACAAGACGACCATTGAACAAAAATGATGAAATACCGTTTCCATTCTCACCATTTGTCTTAATATACGAAGTTTCAATATAATTTAATGCTTTTAACTGTTCTCCAAAGATTCCATCACCAAAAATTAACTCATATCTTTCATCTTCTATCTCTTGAATGAAAAATACACGAGAAGATGCAGTAACTTCAAACAAACTATCTGAAAGAAGGTACTTTTTCGATGATGTACTTGCTTGTGTATCTCTAACTTCTACTCTCAGAGTCGATGTATCAATATTTTCGTTATTTAAGATGTATCTTTTAGGTGGAGAGGGGTTATCTGCCTCTACTGTAAAGTTTGCAGTTAGATATGTGCCTTCAAAGATCTGAATATCAGTAAAAGTAGCAAATCCATTGCTATCAACAGGTACTGTGATGTCTGAAGGAATGGCAAATGCATAACTTTCAGTACCAAATGTAGATGCAGCAGTACAAACAACACCTTTTTTAAGAGTTAATGTAATTGGTTTTGTGGAAAACCCTGTTGTATCTACAAAAAAGGATACAAGTGCATGTGCAGCAGTTCTAGAACGAGGAACATAACCAATATTACGTGCAAGTGCAACAACATTCTCTCTTAATGTTGCACTATCAATGAAAACCTCATTACTAACCATGTTAGCATTGTATGAGGAGATATATGTATTGTATGCAAGAACGTCAATTATGGTTGAAAGGTTAGAACCTTCAAAGTCATAGTCCGTAAAATTGCTATTTGATCGTAAATAGTCTTTGATGGAGACTTTTATTTGATCAAAATCTAGATTTGTAAAATTTACTAGTGCCATTAGCGTGTTGGCTGTAGTGCGAATTCTAATTGTTGAGGTAAAACATCGATTCCTACGATGTCATATGTGATCCTAATGTCAAATGAATTGTCATCGTAGTTAGGAATACACTCTACCTTCTTCAATTTCACTCTGGGTTCATAATTATTGATGGTTGATATGATTTCTTCCTTAATTGCAGCTGCTGTTTGGTCATTTAGATTCTCAAAAAGAGATTCTTTGACTCTTGAACCCAAATCGGGATCAAAAAATCGTTCACCAGGAGTCGTAAACACCAAATTCCTCAATGATCGTGCAATTGCAGTCTCATTCTTAATCGTTATAAGGTCTAAATTAATAGGATTCACCTCAAGTGACATACTTAAGTCCTTAAAACCCTTGCTGATCCGTGGAGATGGCATTAAAAAAGGAAATCTTAACTTATTTAGTGACTATTTAGCATGAAAAAAGCACCTCGTTAAAGGTGCTATAGAGAGAGTTTTTGGTGAGAGAGGCCGTGACCTAGATTATCCGAGTCTTTTCATGCCCTACGCGTATCCGAGGGTCACACCAGATCTCATATCCTTTCTCCTTGGCATCTAAACAGAAGCTTACATCTTCTCCACACATATCTTGTACTTTACCAGATTCAAATACCTGCATCTTAGGAGCAAACCAAGGATACTCAAGGTTCTCAAAGACACCATTCTTAATCAATACCCAACCAAAACCAGTATAGTCTACAGTAAAAGGCTTCTTCCTTCTATCCATAGTCTCAATGGTTTCGTGATTCATTACACCACCATTAGTTCTGAAGTCATCTTCTTCTAACCAGTGTGCAACTGAGGTAGTCTTACCATCTTCAGTACAATACCAACCAGCAGTGATCTCCTTTTCATTACCATCCTTATCAATCGCAAGATCACATAACTGCCAGAACTTCTGTGCATCAAATACTATGTCAGAGTCAATCCACAACTGATAGTCATAGTTAAGCTTTCCATCCCAAGGTATCTGATTAGGACCACGTAAGACATTTGCACCTAATACCTTACATCGTGCAAAGTTGACCATAGAGGAATAGTCTTGACTTATCTGAATAGACATACCGTTCTGAACCATGTCAAAACAAAGTTGTACAAAGTTCTTCAGAAATATGTAAGAACATCCACGACCAGGTAAACAAAATACTATTGCCTTACCTTTCATTCTTTCTTTTATAGCATCTATGTCCCAACTAGGAGTATTTGCTTTGGGTGCAGCTGCTTTGACAGTAAATCCTTTTGCCATAAATTTTAAATTCCTTCAACTCAATTATATCAGTTTATTATATATTTGTCAATAAGAATCACTTCCTGGTGGTTCTGTAGTGGAAACCCTATTCGGTCCTCCTACTCCTACCTGTGGTGCAGCAATACTATATGATAAGTCTTTGTTTGTATAGTCCGTCTTTAGCAAACCTACCATTACATTGAGTAGTTGCCATTTCTCATCGAAATCTTCTTGACGTAGATTATAATATAACACTCTATCTCCTGCGTATATGTGATATGTTATCTCATTCTCTTTGTCGTTCATGATATTACGAAGTTAACATATTATATATTGCTACTATACCAATACCTGTTAATAAGAAAAAAGGGAATCTGAATACCGCAAAGAATCTTCTAGGATATTGTATTAACCATCCTGCAAAGACTACTTTCCAAAAATTCCAGTAGGGACGTTTAGACATTAGATGTAATTGATGTTAAGAACTATTCTACGTTTATTATTAGTACATGTAGTACCACGATGCATCTTTGTACCAGAAAATATAACACACCGATTCGCAACTGATTCTACCTTCTCCCTACTCTTAAACTCTGTATAACCATTATTCGTATTCACATAAAGAATCGCAGTCTTCCACGGTATATCATTACAGTTAGATTGATCTATATGAAAGTCTCTCTTTATAATCTCTGGGGTTACTGTGTTTAAGTTTACCTTTACTCTCATAGGTATACGTACATCTAGCTTGTCAAATATTGGATAGATTACATTCATATCCCTTGAAGGACCATTATCATATAGTGTACTTACAAACTGAAAGTCGGTTAAATTATTCGGATCGACATCTTTAACCGTTCCAGGATTATAATTCCATTGCATATCTGCAGACATAAAAAAAGACTCTAATGCCCAAAAGGTATTATCGTCTAAAAAATTATCAACAATTTTTATGCTCGAATCCATTTCAAAAAAGTAAAAGGGTCAAAAAAATTTTCGGAGATTTTTATATATACACCTCGAATTGTCACCTCTGTAGGTTAGGGACTTATACGTTTTTAATATAATATATAACAACCGCACAAACACTGTCTGTTAACGAACGAATAAAAATAGAGGCACTGTTTAATACTTAGTGCCTCTATGAGTTCTTATTACTTATAGGTATGTATCTGCACCCTCTACAATATCATCGAGGACTGACAAGATTTCATTGCCATTGTTTGCACTTTCTAAAAGAAACTCTGCAAAGCTTTGTGATACAAACTGTACATTAGAGTTTGACATAATTAGTGGGAATAATAAGGGGTTTGGTTAACACTGTCAGTTTATAGACTTCACAAGGTCTACTGACAAGAATTACCTGTCAATTTCACTGTCTTCAATATAACTTTCCACGCACTCATCTGGTTCTAATTGTAATACTTTTCTCCAGTCAATATTACGTGCTTCAAAGTCATTTAGTACGTCAAGAGTTAGTGTTACTCTGACTCTCTTTCTTTGTGCCTGAGTGTAAATTACTGACATTAAACTGAGGAGTGAGTTTGTGTTAGTTAAGTTCATTATAGTACACCTTCCAGTATATGTCAAGTGGTACGAATGTATTTATAAAATGTATGTTACGAAAACGTAATATCCCCCAGAAAGTGTTATCGGGGGTCTTGACATTTCGGGGAGTTCTTGTTATAATGCTCCCTAACATCACTACTCTCTGACACATTTAAGAACCATTAATTACCACACTGTGACTAACAATTACTACAAGGATTACAGAGGGATTAATAACACTTTTCCACAGGTAGTTTCCACAGTTTCTAACACTTTCTCCCCATACTTGTGGAAAAGGTATAAACAACGGTTTCCTATTTATAATACCATTTAAAACATTATTTAAGGGTAATTTGGTCATAATTTACCTCTTTTCACTACATTTTGCCTCTCATAGTTATCATTAACCACCTGTGAAATCCTCAGAATAACTTCATCTTTTTCCACAGGATTTCCATACTTCAGATTATCAATTAGTCCATTAATATCAGTACGAATTGTTGACATTAATTGTGAGTAATTCATATCCATATTATACATCCTCCACACCATTTATGTCAACCCTCACTAATAACTTATGATTAGCAATATCAAACCATATGTTATCATCTATCTCTGATAATAACTCTTCTTCAGATAGATTTTGGAGTTCAGTTAGCAAGTCTAAGTACAACATAATTAGTAGTCAATGTTAGAGTTTAGGTAAGAATTAAGGTCAAAATCTTTGTTGTTATTGTTATACGGATTGATAGTATTTTGTTCTTCTAAAATGTCGCAAACCTCTGTCTGTGAGGTATTCAGAAAACTTGATAATTGATCAGAATAAGTCATAATTAGTGATGAGGATTGTAGATAGAAAATACTATTAAAGAACTAACGATTGTTACGATTAATAGTAGTGCAATTAGGTTAAGCATTAGTATAACTTTACCTCCGCTTTTACATCTATTTGTGATAACTTTGCGATTGCATTGAGTGCCTCTTGATATGTACTGAATGACATATATTTGCACCTGAGAGTATCAGGAAACCAGTATCGAATCGTTGTGTTCATTGTTAATTAACCTCATAAGATAGTGGATTAAAGTATAAAGGGTTATTATAATATAACGGATTGTGATAACAGTTAATAGATCCATATTGCTGATCTTCAAAGTTATACTGCTCTTGTAATTCTTCGTACTGATTAACACTTATTGTTTGTCTCATGTTAATGACCTCCGTTGGTAATGTGAAACAAACTGTGGACGATTGACATGATTATCTGTTACATTGTATGGAAAATTAGTCACCCGATCTTCTACCTCTTCTTGCATAATTGCATCGGTAACTATTCTCTTATTCATAGTTTCTCCCTTAAATGATAACACCCTTAGAAATTCATTCGGGTAGATGTTACTATTCAAGTTCTGAATCGGATAATAATCTAATACAATCGAACCCTTTTTAGATGTAATTTGCATTAGTTTGCCTCCATAATCTTTAGGAATGAACTATCAATTAGTGGATCAATTTCAAGATCCATATCTCTAATTAAATCGTATAATTTAACCATTTGATAACATTCATCATAGGTTAATTTGATGTCAGTTGTCATTAGTTAACCTCCCAATATAGTGGATTGTAG